ACCATCGGCGAGCGGATGGGCACCGACAGGCAGCGCATGGGCGAGGTCAACGCGCAGCTCGAGCAGGAGGCCGCGAAGCTGGGCGTCACCACGTACCGGCACCCCACCGCGGTGCCCGCGCTCGTGCTGACCGTCACCGAGGGCGCGACCAAGGTGAAGGTGAAGAAGGCGAAGGGCGACGAGAGCGAGGACGGCGAATGAGCACCACCGTCCTCGTCAGCCTCGAAGCTGTCGTTTGTACCTGTGGCTGCGTGTTTGGTCTTGCGGCGGATCACAAAGCCCAGTTGCAGCGCACGCACGAAACCTTTCATTGCCCGAAGGGGTGCACTCAGCACTACCCGGGCGAGTCGCGGGAGGAGAAGCTGCGCAAGCAGTTGGAGGCCACCGAGAAGCGCCTCCAGTTCGTCCGTGACGATCGCGACATGGAGGCTCGGCGCGCCTCTGCGGCCGAGCGATCGGCCAAGGCCACGCGCGGCCACCTCACCCGCGTGAAGAAGCGCGCTCACGCTGGCGTGTGCATCCACTGCAACCGCACGTTCCCGAAGCTCGCGCAGCACATGGCGACGAAGCACGCCGGGGAGCACGTCGAGTGAGGCCCGACAACGTGGCCCACCTGCTGCTCGGCATCGGACTCGGGGCGCTGCTCGTGCCGGGACTCACCGGGCTCTGGCTCGTCTGGCGGGAGTGGCGCTCCGCGTTCCGCGAGGGCACGCCCATCGTCGGTGAGGGGCTTGAGCGCGCGAAGCGCCGGGGTGACCTCCCGTGAGCGCGCCTCCCGTTCGCCCGTTCCCGCTACAGGCCGGTCACCCCGCCAACCACGGCTACGTCCAGTGCACGCGCTGCAAGTGCTGGCGTCGTGATGTCGGCGTGGTGATGGCGCGCATCGCGGACATGCCCATCGTCTGCTTCGACGTGTACGGGTGCAACCGCTGGCACAACGAGCGCCTCGCGCGGCTTGCTGCCGAGGTCGCGTCATGAGCCCGTACGCGAACGCGTGCCCTGGCGTGCACGGCGGTGTCGCCGGGAACCTCCCCGGTCTGAAGCGCATGCGCGCCGCCACGCCGCCCGGCCTCTGTCCGTTCTGCCTCGACCCCATCCCTGAGCACCCGGGTGTCGGTCGCAAGCCGACCCACTGCGGCGCCGTCGAGTGCCGCGCCGCGTACTTCCGGTGCGACCGCCGCGATCGCCGCGCTGCCGCTCGACCGCGGGTGCACCACATCGTGAAGCTCTCCGACGCCGAGAAGCGCCTCCGCCGCAAGGCGCGTCAGCCTGAGTTGAGCCGCCGCATCGCCGCAGGACACGCACGGAGGAACGCACCTTGAAGCACCGACAAGGCCCTCTGAGGGTTCCGCGCTGCGTTCGTTGTGATGCTGAGATGCCTCCAAACCGTCACCGGTCCGCGAAGTTCTGCACGGCTGAGTGCCGTGTTGAGGGTGACCGAGAAGAGCACCAGGCGCGGAACGAAGCTGCTGGTCGCCTCGCTGGGCTGTCGAGCGGCACGATCGGGGCACTTCAAGAACTGGTGGTTTCTGCCGATCTGATTCGCCGTGGGCTCCACGTATTCCGCGCCCTGAGTCCAGCGTGCCCGTGCGACCTGATGATCATGCGAAACGGTCGCGCCTGGCGCGTTGAGGTCACCACTGGGGCCGTTGCTCGCTCTGGGAAAATCACTCACACCTCCAAAGACCCAATGAAGTTCGACCTCTTAGCGGTGGTCGTGGGCCAAGCCGTTCACTACTCACCTCGCCAACCCGATGAACTTGGAACGGAGGCCGCGCCATGAACGCCTTCAACAGGCTCATGCGAGCCGTCGAGACTGCCATCTCCAAGGGCCGCTCAGCTCCCGCTACGCGCAAAGCGGCGCCCAAGCCGTCCTCCGCCTCGGTTCGGAAGCCGATCGCCGCTCATAAACCCACACAGGCGGTCGCCACGGTTGGCACGCGAGTTGCCGTGGAGCCTCAGTTAATTTTTGCGCCGCCGGTTAATTTCCGGGCCGAAAAATCTAAACCGGAAATTATTCGAGAGCGGGAACCGGAAAAACGCGCGAATTCAATTCAGCCGCGCGTGGTTTCGAAGCGGGCCGGACATACAAGGCTCCGCGAGCCGTACAACCCGACGCCTGACCCCGTCGACCAGGTGAAGCTGGCCGAGCTGCAGGCAGTCATCGCCCCGCCGCCGGTACCGCCCTTCGACTGGAGCGTCACCGCTGTGCCGCTCATCTCGGCCAAACCGGGCTACGTGGCGCGCGGCAGCTGCAAGGCCGTGTGCGCGAAGACGGGCCGGCAGTGCAGGCGACTCGCTCACCCGGAGGCACCCGACAACCACGCTCACGAGCGCGGTGCATTCTTCTTGGTGCTGCAGCCGGGTCAGGTGCCAACGCTGCGCCGGGCGCTCGACGAGGCTGCGACCACTGCGCGGAATCACGAGGTCTACAACGGCGCCTCGCACGTCGCCGGCGAGAAGCTCCCCACCGGCGGCAAGCGCGACAGCAGCGCGGGCGGACTCACCAAAGCGATCGCCAGGGCGCGCAAGTCAGCGCACGCCGGCGACGACACCACCACAGGCCTCACCAGCATCGACGCGGGGGTCAGCCCTTGAGCGAGCTCGGGAAGATCCAGAGCGCCTTCCAGGACTCGATCAACATCCGCGTCCTCACCGGCATGACGAAGGAGCAGGCGGTTGCCGATCTCCGGCTGCTGCTCGAGTCGTTGGTCGCCGACGCGATCGCTGAGGCGGGTGATCCCGTGACCGAGCCCGGCGAGCACTTCGAGCTCACGCGCCGCACCGCCCAGCTCGCGCTGTTCACCTCGTGGTGTCGATCGGAGGGGCTGTGAGCGCGAAGGCCGACGCAGATCGAAGGGACGACCGACGCCACGCCGCGGCGATTCGAAGCGACGGCATCCTCGCCAAGCTGACGCGACTCCGCGCGATGTGGCTCGACGGAAAGACCGACGCCGAAATCTCCGAGGCGCTGGGCGGCGCCGGGTGTGGCTGGAGCAAGAAGTCCGTGAAGCGGTACCGCCACGTGCTGAAGCTGGCGCTGCACCAACCCTCCGACGCGATCGGCCGATGGAGTCCGCTGTGAAGCGGCGCGGCCGCGGCCAGCCAACGAAGCTGACTCCGCAGGTGCAGCGGACCTTCGTGAAGATCATCCGGCTGAGCGGCTTCTACTCGGACGCATGCGACGCGGTGGGGATCAACCCACAGACGTTCCAGAACTGGCGCGCCTGGGGCGAAGCCGGCCAACAGCCTTACTTTGATTTCTTCGTCGCGCTGAAGAAGGCGGAGATCGACCGCCGCAACGGCTACCTCGAGGAATCGAGGAAGCGCGGCGCCAAGAAGCACGACGCCCGGGAGATCCAGTGGCGCGCCCAGGTGACGGACCCGGAGAAGTTCAGCATCAAGCATCACCTCGTCGTGCAGCAGCAGCTCGACGCGGCCATCACACGGATCAAGGAGCGCTTCGGTGACCGACCCCTCATCCTCGAGGAGATACTCAGCGCCATCGCTGGCGAGTCGCGCGGCGGAGGAGCTGGCGCAGATGCGGGCGCAGCGAGTCCAGTCCTCCCTGCAGGGGGCGAAGCAGCTGACGCTGATTCCCTCGAAGCCGTCGCCGCGACAATCGGAGTTCCTCGACCTGGCGGTTGAGGAGGCGCTCTTTGGGGGCGCGGCCGGCGGTGGCAAGACGGAGACGGCCATCATGGGAGCGCTCCAGTACATCGACGTGGGCGGCTATTCGGCCGGCATCTTCCGCCGCACCAAGGCGGAGGCGCTGATGCCGGATGCGCCACTGGCTCGAGCTCGAACCTGGTTCCTCCCTGCGGTGCACGCCGGGCGCGCGCGGTGGGACGACGACAGCAACACGTTCTTTTTCCGCACCCGCCCCTCGTGGCCGGAGTCGTCGATCCACTTCGGCTACCTCGCCACCGACAAGGACTTGGGCCGGTACCAGTCGAGCGCCTTCCAATTCATCGGCGTCGACGAGCTGACGTTCTGGGAGGAGCATCGGTACCGCTTCCTCTTCTCGAGGTGTCGCCCCTCGTCGATGCTGACCGAGAACGTGCCGTGCCGAATGCGCGGTTACACCAACCCGGGCGGGCCTGGGCATCGCTGGGTGAAAGAGCGCTTCGTCTCGCGCGCCGTCCACGTTCACCGCGGCACGGTGGCCATCAAAGACATCGCGCTGCGCAAGACGGCCAAGCTCGAGCTGCCCACTCCGGCGCTGTACGTGTCGCCCCCCTCACCCGAGGCCGTCGAGCTGGCGAAGGAGCTCGGCCGCCCAGCTCGGCGCGCATACTTCGTCCCTGCATTCGCCCAGGACAATCCCTTCCTCGTCGGGGAGAAGCTGGCGGCGTACCGCGAGCAGCTCCTCATGCTGGACCCGGTGCGCCGCAAGCAGCTCGAGTGGGGCGATTGGGAGGTCGAGGGCTCGGGCGGCTTCTTCACGCCCTCCAGCTTTGAGCTGGTGGAGACGCTCCCTGAGTGCACCCAGTGGATTCGCTCGTGGGACATGGCGGCCACCGAGCCCGAGCCGGGGAAGGATCCAGACTGGACAGCGTCAGCCGTGTGCGGACTCTTCAGGGAGCCGAAGCCCTCAGCCATCAAGCGCTTCTGTGTGGCTCGCGGCGTCGAGCACTTCCGGGAAGAGCCCGCGAAGACGCAGGCGAGAGTAATCGCCAGGGCAAAGGCGGACGGGCGGCTGATCTCCCAACTCTTCGAGATCGAAGGCGGGAGCGCCGGCAAGCTCGTGCAGACGAACTGGCACGCGCTCCTCACCGGCCACACGGTGCGCGGCATCCGGAAGACCGGCCCGAAGTCGAGCTACTGGAGCCCGCTCTCGGGCCACTGCACCAACGTCGCCCCGATGCTGATTCAGGTGCGCAACGAAGCTGAGCGCCAGCTCGCGGCCGCCATCATCGCGGAGCTCACCACCATCCCCGTGGGCCACGACGACTTGGCCGACATGCTGAGTCAGGGCTTCGCGCACTTCGTCCACGGCGGCGACGGCGCCACGAAGTTCGCGGCCGAGGACGCGGGTGACGCCGCCCCCCTGCGCAGCGCACGCATCTGAGGTACGAAAGGAACGCCATGGACGCACTTTCAAAGCTTCTGGTTGGGGAGCAGGGCGAGGTCATCACCAAGTGCTGCGCCGAGATCGAGCGACTCCGCGCGCTCATCGAGCAGGCCGAGTCCGTCGAGTGCTACTGCCCGTGGTGCGGTTCGACGGCCATTAAGACGAACCTGCCGCGCACGTGGCGGCAAAAGCAGGATTGCCCGGCGTTCACGCCTGAAGGCGAGGTGCGGTGATGGCCGACCACGAACGCAGCGACGTCTCGAAGGACCGCCGCATCGGCTCCTTGCGCGAAGAGCTCGCGAAGCGCGACGCCGAGTTGGCCACCCTCCGCCTCATCGTGACCGAGAAGTTCGCCGGCGCGGACCTGTACGTGAAGCCCGAGGACGCGGCGGACGTGGCGAAGTGGGCGGCCAACGCGCAGCACGTGCGGGAACTGCTGAAGCACGAGCCGACGATCGCTTCATATGAGGGCGAGCCTGATGCGGTCGATCATCAGTGCGAGTCCTGCGGCGTTTTCAACGGCGGCCCACACCGCACCGTCGCGTTCCGCGAAGGAATCGCAACGCCCTGTCGCGTGGCGACCGCATGGCGCGCACTGGGCGACCCGCGCGGGGCTGAGGACATCGAGCGGGCGCATGAGGAGGCGCTGCGGGAGCATCGAGATCGGCTGCCGTACACGGCGCGCCACATGAGCGACCTCAACCGCCAGCAGGTCCTCGACCACTACACACTCAGCACGTTTCACGAGACTGGCGGCCGCGTCGGCGAGTGGGTTGACGCCTCGCGAGGCAACCCGTTCGTCCGCCTCGCCGAGGAGCAGGTGGCGGCGCAGCGTCGCGTTCTGAATCTGGCTGGCGTCGAGATCGGCGTGCCTGGAGACGCGCGGCCGCCGCAGGGCTTCAGTCTCATGCCTCCGCGCGAGCCGTTCGGCATTCCCTACGTCGCTCCCGACGCTGCCGTTCGATCGCGGTTCACCTCCGACGCGCGCGGCATGGAGGCGGTCGAGGCCGAGGCACGTGCCCTTCACTCTATCCGCCTTGACCACCTGCTGAGCATCGAGGCCGTCACCTGCTGACGTAGTCCTGCTGGTGTCGGAGGGGGGCCTAGGCTGGTGACACCTTCCGTGCCGTGGGCTTCATCAACTCGGCTGCGACCTTCGTTCGCGAGATCTGGAGCGGACCTCAGGCGGTAGCCGCCTCGGCTCCTGCCGCGCCCGTCATCCCGTCGAAGGCTGCACCCACGAAGCCTGAAGGCGTCTCGGGCGTCCCTAACTTCGGCGGCCGCCTCGCCTACGAGCCGATCGCCGAGCTCCGAGAGCAGGCCGGGTACGGGCGCACGGGCAGCGACTGGGGTTTCTGGGAGGACCTCTCCGCCGCCAACAGCTTCGTCGCGGCCGCGCTCGATCACGTGATGGGGCAGGTCTCGGACGCCCGCGTCGACGTCGAGGACATCGACGAGAAGTTGATCGGCAACGGCCCAGGGCTCGTGACTGCCGACGTCGCGAAGGCGATGAAGGAGCTGCTCGAGTGGAACTTCACGCAGGCCCTCCGGCTGAGTGCGTTCAACTCGCTCGCCGTTAGTGGTTTCCTGAAGTCAGGCTTCGCCATCTTCGAGCCCCTGTACGCGAAGGATGCGCGCGGCCGCTGGTACTGCTCGAAGCTGCCCCAGCGCCTGCCGCTGTCGCTCCACACCAACCCGTGGCTGGAGAACGACGAGCACACGACGCTGCGGGCCATCCGCCAGCAGGCCACGCGCGGCTTCGAGACCATCAGCCCGGAGATTGCCGTCGAGCGGCTGCTGCTCTTCATCTGGCAGCGGCAGGGCAACAACTGGCAGGGCCGCAGTGCCTTCCGTGCCGTGCAGTACATCGCCGGCCGCGTCATGCCGATGCTGCTCAAGCTCATCGGCGTCACCCTGCAGCGCGAGGGCGCGGGCATCCCCATCGCCCAGGCGAAGGACCCGTCCACGCCGCTCGAGGGCCCTCAGCGCACGGCCCTCAATGAGCTGATGCAGTCGATGGTGTTCCACGAGAGCGCCTCGGCGGTGCTGCCGGCGGGCTGGGAGATCAACTGGGTCTTCAGCGGCGGCTCGAACAAGGGGCACGTGCTCGAGGTGTGGCGCGAGCTCGGCACCGTGGTGCTCCAGCAGCTCGGCGCGCAGCAGATTCAGCTGGGCACGTCGAACACCGGGGCCCGCAGCGTGGGCGAGGTGCACGACGCACGCAGCACGCAGAAGCCGAAGTCAGCGCTGCAGCAGTGCGAGGCCGTGCTCAACGGCGACGACAATGAGCCCTTCCAGGGACTCGCCCCGCGCATCTGTCGCTTCAACTTCGGGGAGCAGGCCGCCTACCCGCGCGTGAAGCTGACACTGCAGCGGCCGGAGCTCCCCGTCTCCGAGCTCACCACCAGCGCCGCCCAGGCGAAGGCCGCGGGGATGTTCCACCCCACCTTCGAGGACGAGCTGGTGTACCGCGAGCGCGCTGGCCTGCCGCCCATCGATCTCGCCCAGTGGGAGAAGGCGAAGGCCGAGGCTGACGCGCGAGCGGCCACCCTGCCCGGCGCGCCTGGGGCAGACCCCGGACGGGAGGGGCCCGAGAATGGTGCCGGAGCACCTCTCCCGTCCGGTGGGGCAAAGGACAAGCCCGAGCTGGCGAAGGACGAGAAGCCGCTGAAGGCCTCGGCCCAGCGCGCCCCGTGGCAGCCGTGGCGGCCGCTTCGTGCGTCTGAGCAGAAGCTGCAGCTGGCGAAGCTCGACGAGTACTTCACCTCGAGGCGCGACGTGTACGAGGCGCGCGTTCGCCCGGTGCTGATGGCGGTCCTCGCTAAGGCCGCGCCAGGTATCGAGCGCGCGATGGCGGACGGCAAGGTGCAGCCCGCGGAGATCGTCGCGCTCGAGCTCAAGGCCGCCAAGCTGTTCGAGCTCAACCGGCAGTTCGTGGCTGAGGTGCGCAGCGCGGGTGCCGCCTCCGTGCGTGACGAGCTCGCGGAGCGCCCCCTCACCGCGGCTGCCGCTGACGGTGACGATCGCGAAGACGACCGCGCCGCCGAGCTCCGCCGCATCCGGGACGACGCTGATGAGATCGCCGACGCCCAAGCTGATGCCCTCACCCGCCGGCAGCTGGGCCGCGCCAAGGGCGAGCTTGAGCGCGAGGCCATCGACGCTCTGCGCACGAAGTCGCCCGCCGCGGTGGTGGTCGACAGGGCCATCGATCGCCAGCTCGAGACGGGCGCGTTCCGCAGCGACGCTGGGTACGTCACCACGAAGGCCTTCAACGTGGGCCGCGACGAGGCCGCGCGCATCCTCGGCGGCATCGCCTCGGTGGAGTACTCCGCGATCCTCGACAGCGCGACCTGCACCGCCTGCGCGCAGGACGACGGCAAGACGGCGGCGTTCGACAGCGCCGAGCACGACGCGCTCCTGCCCCCCAACCGCGACTGTGCCGGCGGCGACAACTGCCGCTGCTTCCTGATCATGGTGCCCGCCGAGTCGGGCGGAGGTGAAGAATGATCTCCCGACGCTCCCTTCTCGCGTCAGCGCTGGCTGCCCTCACGCTGCGCGGCCAGTTCGCCCAGGCTTTCGCCGCTGACCCGGCCAAGTACAACCTGCTCTTCCCCCGCGGGAAGTGGCACGGCGCCAACCTCGCGCCCATCGGAGGGAGCATCGACCTCGACAGCGGCATCCTCGAGGAGATGGTGGCGAACTGGGAGGCGGCCGGTCGCCCGAAGCTGCCCATCCGCAAGACGCACCGCCACCTGGACGACAACGTGACGGCCACGGAGCGGCTCGAGCTGGAGCGCGCCTACGGCTTCCTGACGGACCTCCGCGCCACACCTGCAGGCCTCGAGGTGCGCACCGAGTGGAACGCGGCAGGCAAGGCGGAGGTGGAGTCAGGTGCCTTCGCCTTCTGGAGCCCAGAGTGGCAGCCGCAGCACCGCGATCGCCGCAGCGGCGAGGTGAAGGGCTGGTGGCTGTCCGGCACCGCCCTCACGAACGATCCCTTCTTCAACGAGATGCCGCCCGTCGCGGCGTCGGCAACCGCCGAGACGACGGACACGAACCCGAACCAGGAGCAGCAAATGAATCCAGAGCAGCTGAAGAAGTGGGCCCTGTCGCTCGGGCTGTCCGCCGACGCGACGGTCGAGCAGTGTCTCAAGGCGAGCGCCGACATGGGCGCGGAGAACGCCACGCTGAAGGCGGCGAAGGCCTCCAGCAGTGATGCCGCGGTGATCACCGCCGCCGTCGCGCCCGTCGAGGCGAAGGTGAAGGACCTCGAGGCGAAGCTCAAGGCCGAGCAGGACAAGGGCATCGAGCGCGACGTGAAGGCGCTGATCGCCACCGCCGAGCGCGGTGACGGCAAGACGGGCCGCGCCATCACCCCGGTTCTCGCCGCGCGCGCGCAGAAGATCGCCGCCACGGAGAGCGTGAAGGCCGCGGAAGAGTTCCTCACCGCGCTGCCCCTCACCGCGGGCCTGGCTGTCGCGCCCATCGGCGTCGACTCCAACAAGGAAGGCGGCACTCTGACTGCCGCGGCCGCTGGTGATCAGCTGCTCAAGAAGCGCGACGAGATCCTCGCCAAGGGGAACATCAGCCGCAGCGACGCCCTCGAGCAGGCCATCCGCCTCAACCCCGACCTGGCGACCGCCGCCCGCCCGGTCGCTTCCCCCACCATCCAGAAGGAGAGCTGAGCCATGGGAACCCCTACCAGCGTCGAGCTTCTCGTCGTCACCCGGAAGGCCACCGCCACCATCGAGGCCAACCGCGTCGTTCTGCAGTCCACCACCGAAGGCAGCGTCACGGCGACCTCGGCGATCACCGACGTCGTCGCCGGCGTGTCGCAGCACAAGGCCACCGTCGGCCAGGCCATCAGCATCGAGAAGGGTCACGGCGCTTCGGTGCGCGTGACGGCCGGCGACACCATCACCGTGGGCATGCGGCTCATGCCGAAGGCGTCCGGTGACGGCAAGGTGGTCCAGGCGGCCGGTGCCACCGCCTTCGACTGCGGCTTCGCGGAGAGCGCGGGCGCCGACGGCGACACCATCGTCATGAACTTCTCCCCCATGGGCAAGTCGCCCGTCAACGCCTGATCGAAAGGACGACTCACCATGTACGATCCCAGCCTCATCAGAACCCGAGACCCCGTCGCGAACGCCGCCTTCGACTTCATGGTCGATCAGAACGGCTTCCTTCACGACAAGCTGTTCGACGTGAAGCAGTTCGTTTCGAACAACGCGCAGCAGGGCGACACGATGAAGATCGCCCAGTTCGACGTCAGCAAGCTGCGCGTGCCGAACACCCTGGCGAAGACCGACGCCAAGGCGCCGCTCATCGACGAGCAGGTGTTCTACCGGAACATCGATCTCGAGGAGCACAAGCTCGGCAAGAAGATCAACCCGTACGAGCTCGCCAACTCCGACAACCCGGCGCTCATCGACGACACCCGGGCCACGAAGATCCTCACCCTCGGCATCCTGCTGAAGCGTGAGCAGGACGCGGCCGACCTCGCCACCACCGTGGCGAACTACCCGAGCGACCTGACCTCGGCGCTCGCCGCGGGCGATCGCTGGACCGACCCGGACGGCGATCCCGAGGCCGACGCGATCACCGCGCACAACGCGCTCGTGCTGCGCTGCGGCCGCAAGGGCAACGCGGTGGCCATGTCGGGCACCACCTGGCGCAAGCTGAAGACGAACCCGAACTTCCGCGATCGCGTGAAGTACACCAGCTCGGGCCCGGTGACGGTGGAGGCGGCGAAGGCCTTCTTCGACGTCGATCACTTCTTCATCACGGACAACGTGAAGGAGACGGCCAACGAAGGCGCGGCCTCGAGCATCGCGGGCTTCTGGGGGGCGAACGTCATCTTCTTCGTCTACAACCCGAGCCTCTCGATGGACATGGTGGGCTACGGCGCCCTGTGGGTCCAGCAGAACGGCTTCTGGACCGCGGCGTACGAGCTCAAGGATCGCAACGGGCCCAACGGCGCGATGCGTGTCCTGGAGATCGGCTCGGTGCACGCCTTCGGCAAGGGGATGGTCATCTCCGCCGCCGACTCGGACTTCGCGGCCGGCTACCTCTTCCGCACGACGGTCGACTGAGCCTTCCCACCTGAAGTGAGCCAGGGCGGTGGCCTCAGTGCCGCCCTGGCTTCGTCGTCAAACCTCGCACCAGGAGCACCGCCATGGATTTCCTCATCACGAAGGGCCAGTTCAAGCAGGGCAAGAAGTTCCTCCAGCCGGGCGACACCATCACGCTCGATCCGAAGGAGGCGAAGAGGATGGACCCCGAGGGCATCTGCCTCAAGACAAAGGACCAGCTCGACAAGGAGGCGAAGGAGCTCGCCGACAAGTCGAAGTCCGCGCACGACAAGGCCGGGAAGCTCGGGGGCGGCAAGTGAAGCGCCTCGGACTCTTCCTCGTCGCGCTGGTGGCGCTCGCCACGCCGGCGATGGCGCAGCCCGTCTTCCAGACGCCCACCTACGCCCAGGGCGGCATCCACATCGGCACGGGCACGGGCGCGCCTGGTCAGCGCGCGCACCGCATCACCAAGACGCTGGCAGGGCCCGTCGCGGGCACCACCATCGACTTCACGGCGATCTCCACCGGCGTGCAGTTCTCCTCGGCAATCACCGTGACGGGAGCGGTCGTCGGTGACGTCTGCTCCGTAGGGGCGCCGGCCGCCGCCAGCGCGCTCAACGCTGAGTTCACCTGCGTGGTGACCGCCGCGAACGAAGTGAAGGTGAAGTTCACCCCCAAGTCGTTCCAGGAAGGCACGGCGACGCTGGTGTCGGGCACTCCGTCGACGGTGGTGGTGGCGGGCATCACCGCGAGCAGTAGGTGCCTGGCAACTCCGGTGGGCCTCACGGCGGCCATCGCTGGCGCGGGTCTGGCGGTCTCCTTGACCACCACGAACCTCACCATCACCGGGCCCGACACCGTCACCACGGTGCTGAACTACTCGTGCGCGGCGCCGGTCGACCCAGCCGAAGGCGCCTATCTCGTCCGCGTCTTCTCGCAGCAGTGAGGTCCACCATGAAGAGCATCGTCATCACGATCTGTCTCACGCTGGGGGCGGTGCTCTTCTTGGCTGTGGCCCCGCTCGAGCAGCTGCCGAAGCTCCTCGAGGGTCGCTCTGGCAGCGAGCTCTCGTTGTTCCTCACCCTCAACGGGGAGCGCTCCAGGCCGGTCCAGGTGGACGGCGGCGGGCTCCGGCTCGTCACCACGGACGCCGGCCTTGCTGAGGTGATCGTCTCGGGCGGCTCGGTTTACTACCTCGAGAACGTCGGCTCGACGGCGTGCCACCTGTGTGGCCCGAACCCGGACCAGCTGACGTGGGACGGGGGCTGCAACACCACGGTGGCCGATGTGAACTACGGCTTCCCGCTGCCTGTGGGTGGGTACCGGTGGATCAGTCTGCGCGACAGCACCTCTTTGCTGAAGGCGGTGCCCGCCTCCGGCACGGCGGCCTGCACCGTCGCAGTCTCCATCATGCGCTGAAGGGAGGGCACCGTGGCCGTCAACACCTTCGGAGTGACGCCGGCGACGGTGCAGTCCATCTACCTGCCACAGGTGCCGGGCTTCAGCGCCCTCACCAAGCCCACTGAGGCGGCCGTCACCATCATGATCAGCCAGTCCGCCGGGAACCTGGCCGGCCGACTGTACGCTGAGGCCATCGACGCCGAGGACATCGACGTCACCACGTCAGCCGCGTACCTCATGTGCGCCGAGCAGCTCGGCCGGATGGTGGCGCTGAAGGTGCACAAGGTGCTGCCGCAGAAGTTCCCGGAGCTCGCCAAGGAATACACGCGAGAGGTGAAGGAGTGGTTCGACGATCTCGGATCGAAGGGCGCCACCTTCCTCGGCGACGACTCGCTGATGAACACCGCGTCCAACCCCGACGGCCCCACCTCGCACGTGAGCGAGAACGGACTCGAGCAGCTCGCCGGCGAGGACATGTCGCCCGTGCGGCCGCTGCTCCAGCAGAAGGATCGAATGTGATTCAGCGCGGCGACATCGTCCACCACCTGCGCACCGCCCAGCGCCTCTACGTCGAGGGCGTGGAGGGGCGCGTCATCTTCTGCGCCTGGTACACGCCCGACGGCGAGCTCCACCGCGGCGCGTACGGCATCAACTGGATGGTGCCGAAGGGGACGGGCCTCGCGTGATCATCGCCATCACCGACTGGAGGCGCGTCGAGGTGCTGCAGCTGAGCGGCCGCATGGTGCTTTGCCGCGATCTCAAGACCGGCAAGCGCCGTGTGTTCGACGCCAGCGAAGTCACCGTCCTGTGGGGCGAACACCGATGAGCGTCCTCGGCCTCTCCATCGAGTACCGCGTCGGCACCGAATCCGGGCCCGACGTGATGCAGCGCATGGGCGTGGCCTTCGAGCGTGCCGGCGCCGAGCTCGTGGACATGGGGCGCCACGTGTTCCCGCTGCTGCCTCCTGTCTTCGAAGCAGCACAGGCCCGGCAGTTCGACGCGGAGGGGGGCGGCCCTGTGGCTGGCAGCTGGGCCGAACTCTCCGACGTATACGCGGCATGGAAGGCGAAGCGGTACCCAGGGCAGCCCATCCTCGTGGCCCGGGGCGATCTCCGAGACGCCCTGACGCAGCCCAATAGCCCCTTCGGCGCGCGCGACTGGAGCGCCTCGAGCTTCGTCTTCGGCACCGCGGGCATCGAGTACGCATCGTTCCACCAGACCGGTACCGCCCGAATGCCGGCGCGGCCGCCGTTCGATCTCGACTCGCAGTTCGAAGACGAGCTCTCCGTCGCTGGGCGCAAGGGCATCAACAGCGCTATCCGCGCGGCCAACCTCGACACCTTCGTTGGCACCATTCCGGAGGCGCCTTGAGCCACGGAACCGCCGCCCAGCTCGCCGCCGAGGCCTTCTGTGAGTACCTCCTCGCCACGCTCCCGGCTGCGGTGGCCACGAAGAATCTCGACCGCGCGGCGACCCTCACCACGCCCGTCCCTGGCCCCTTCACCATCCCGGCTGACGCCGTGCTGCGCGTCACCCTCGACGGCACCAACTTCACGGCCGTCGCCCTCACCGCGGGCAGTCGCACCGCTGCGCAGATCGCCGGCGAGGTCGACACCGCGATGGCCGCCGACGTGGGCAGCGCCACCAGCGACGGCCGCTTCCGCCTCACCAGCACCACGACGCCGACCGGGCCTGCCACCAACTCCGCCATCGGCCTGGACGTCGACACCACGGGCGCCAACGTGGCCCTCGGCTTCGACCCTGCCGGATTCCGTGTGGTGCGCGCGCCTCTCATCGCCCCGACACACCAGGGCGTGCTTGACGGTGAGCCGTCGCTGATGCCGCCGCTCGCCAACGGCCGGATGGTGGTCGCCATCCGCGATCGCCAGGACGAGGAAGTGCAACTCCGCCGTGATGAGCGCCTCGCCACGATGGAGGTGCTCGTCTACGTGCCGCTCGCGACGCAGGACGAGAGCCGCGAAGAGATTCAGTCTGCGTGCGCCTGCATCGTCAACGTCTGCCGCACCACCGCCGGCCGTCAGTTCGCCAAGTCGCAGCAGAACGAGATCGGCTTCACGCAGGTGAAGAGCGTGAAGGTCTCCGGCTCGCGGTGGGGCGTGAAGAACGACCTCCACTTCATGATGGACATCGCAAAGCTCGTCGTCACCGCCCGCGTCTTCCAACTCGCCGTTCTCTGAAGGAGCTTCACCGATGGCCACCACCCTGCAGCCCGTCAACTCCTGGGACATGGCGCTCCGCGCCGTCTCCGAGCCCACCTTCGGCACCACCCCCACGCCGGCGGACGCCGCGACGTACAAGGCCCAGTTCCTCCAGTGCATCAACGCCAGCCTCGGTCCCGCAGCGCAGGTGGGCGTCGTGCGCGCGAAGCAGGATCGCGGCATCGGTCGCGACGAGACCGAAGGCTTCGTCGAGGGCCGCGTCGAGCCCATCGAGTGGAACGTGATGCTGGCCCCGAAGTCGCGCACGGCCAACGACACGCCGCCGCTCGAGCTCGCACTCTACAAGGCCGCGGGGCTCAACTGCCAGGACGCCGGCGCCACGTACACGCTCACGCCCTCGGCCACGCCCATCGAGTCGGGCCACTTCCTGGGGCTCTCCATGCAGCGCTTCCTCGGCAAGGGTCTGGCGGCGTACCAGTCCGAGTTGCTCCGCGGCGGGGTGGCTCGCTCGCTCAAGTTCGAGGGCGGCGACAAGGAGCTGATGCTCACCGCATCGGGCGCGGGCGTGGGCAAGCGCTCGCTGGGAATGGTGACGGCCACCTTCCTCGACGGCTCCACCACCACGATGACGCTGGCCTCCACCGAGGACAGCTTCCGCATCGATCTCGGCTACTACCTCATCGAGAACGAGGTGGTGCTCGTCACCGCATACACCGCGGGCTCTGCCACCGCGACGGCCACCCGCGCGCAGCTCGGCACCACGGGTGCGGCGCACGCGGCGGCCGACGCCTTCCCGTACATCCCGGCGCTGACGTCGCAATTCACCGGCGCCCCCATCTCGGAGGTCACCTCGAGCGTCGACCTCGCCGGCGTGTCGGGCGTGCGCTGCATTAGCTGGAACTTCGAGCTCACCACCGGCATGGACCTCCTCCCGGGCGAGACGGGCAGCCAGACGATTCAGGGTGCGCTCTACAAGCGCATGGCGGCGAAGCTGAACCTGCGCCTGGTGCTGAGCCAGCAGCAGCTGACGATGATTGGTCGCGCTCGCAACCGTCCTTCGGTGGCGTGCACCGTCAACCAGGGCAGCGGTACCGGCTCGCTCTTCACGCTCGCGTGCGCGCAGGGGGAGATCGGCAACTTCCCGGTCCCCGACACGCTCAACGACGTGGCCGTGGTGGACGTGCCGCTGCGGCTGCGCGGCTCGGCTGCGGGCAACGACACCTTCAGCGTCACGCTGAGCGGGAGCTGAGTCATGACCGACCTGAACAACCTGCAGCGGTGGGTGGCCTTCGTGCCCGACATCGGCAGCAACCGGAGCCTGCCCCCGGGCCAGCAGCTCGTCCTCGAGGTGGCGGCCAGCCTCCCCAAGGAGACGCTGCTGCAGTTCTCCGAGCAGCTCAAGTCGCCCACGCTGCTCGAGGGCGAGTCGCCCGACGACGGCCGGTACCGTCTCCTCAGCCAGTACGTGCGCCTGGTGGGCGAGCACCGCCTGGGCGGCGTCGAGGTGAAGACGCTCACCGACTACGCGCGCGTCTGCGCGGGGCTCACCGGCCAGTACAACCTCCGCGAGCTCTTCGCCGCGGTGGGCTACTTCAACTCGCTCAGCGGGGCCGCCGCGCTTTTCTCCGAGCGGCTCTCTGGTGGCACGGCTTTTACGCTGCCCCAGAGCGCCGCTCAGGACGAAAGCTGAAGGGAAGGCCGCTCGTATGGGAAGCCGATCAACGCTCAGGCTTCTTCGGATGGACAGCGTCCGCCTCGGGTCCGCCGCAGCCGCGGTGGAAGGGCCGCGTCGACATCGACCACGCACGGGCGTCCGTGGCCGACGTGCTTGCGCGGTGGTGGGCGGTGCTCCAGTGGCCCAGCGCTCCACCCTTCAGCGGCGGAGTGCTCGATGCGTGGCCCGCGCGGCTCGCTGAGGGCCTGGTGATCTGCCGGCAGGAGTGGGCAGCGGTGCAGGAGGTACTGGCGCAGGAGGCCAGGGAAGCGCAGGCAGCAAAGGAGGCGAACCGTGGCTGACATCGACCTGACGCTGGGAGGCGACTCCGCCGGGGCAGTGAAGGCGCTCAACGAGACGGGCGAGGCCACTGGCAACCTCTCGAAGGCCTCGGCCAAGGCGTGGAAGGAGATCGGCGACTACGCGAAGACCGCGGGTACGGTCGTCGCCGCCTTCGGGGTCGCCTCAGTCAAGGCCTTCATGGAGGCGGACCGCGTCCAGAAGCAGCTGGTGCGCGCTGCCGGCGAACACGCCGAGGCCCTGGGCGAGCAGGCCGACGCGATGGAAAGGCTCTTCGCGGTCGACGGGGAGGTCATCAAGCAGAGCCAAACGCTGCTGACCCAGTGGGGCGGCGTCGGTGCGGCTTCCGAGGAAGTCACCAGGGCGGTGCTCGACTACGCCGCGGCCACCGGCCAAGACGCCGTGCAGGCCACCCAGGACCTCATCCGCAACGTCGAGTCGGGTGGGACGGGTCTCGCCAAGCTCGGCATTCACTTCGACGCCACCGGAAACAAGGGGGAGGATCTCTCCCGCGCGGTCGACGCCCTCGGCAAGAAGTTCGGCGGCGCCGCTGGGGCTGATGCCGCGTCCCTGCACGGGCAGGTCTCCGCGGTGGGGCTCGCGTTCGAGCGGCTGCAGGAGGACATCGGCGAGAGCATCGCGTCGATGTCGCAGCAGGCCGGCGTCGCGTCGAAGCTGATCGAGATCCTCGGCGCACTGGACGAGTTCGCGTTCTGGAAGCAGGGCGACGCGCACGAGAAGGCCAGCACGCGCGCGGCCGCCTGGGTACAGGCGCAGAAGGAACTGACCAACGCACAGCAAGAGATGAGCATGCTCGCGACAAGCGGCAATGCCTCTCCGACGCTGCTCGCGATGTTCCTTCAGGACGTCGAGCGCGCGCAGGCCAAGGTGGATGCACTGAAGGCGTCCGCCGCGCCCTTGCTGCCCGGCCTCGACACCGTCTCAGGCGACACGAACAAGGAGATGAAGGACGGCGACGCGCGCATCAAGGCCGCCCAGGCGCACGCGGAGAAGATGGAGACGCTCCGCGCGAAGAACATCGAAGACTTCCGCAAGTTTCAGAAGGACTGGGACGAGGTCGACCTGCACGCCACCGAGCAGCAGGAGAAGATCCACGGCGACATGCTGAAGCGAATCGAGGAGCACTCGTTCGCAACGTGGGACGCCATCGACGACGCTTCGAAGAAGTCCGCCGAGAAGTTGGGCGACGCCATGGCGAAGGTCGCCGAGACGCAGCGCGAAGAGCTCAAGAAGCAGGAGAAGTTGTGGGCAGACGCCGGCACTGCGATCGGCGCTGCCTTCGCAACGTCCCTCGGCCGCGAGCTCGAGCGACTGATGGAGGGTGGCGATCTCGACGCGGGCGAGGTGGTGGCGAACATCATCGGCGACGTGCTGGCCGTGGCCGGCCAGGTGATCGGCACCGCGGTGGGCGCGGCGTACGGCGGTCCGGCCGGCGGGCAGCTCGGCGGGGCGATCGGCGGGGCGGTTGGCGGCCTCGCGGGGACGGGCGTGAAGGCGCTCGGCAAGGCGGGACGCCAGAAGAAGTACCACTCAGGCGGGCCGATTGGAGACGAGCCCGAGCGCTACCACTCAGGCGGCCCTCTCGGCTCCGACGAGATGCCCATCATCGCGCAGAAGGGCGAGAACATGTGGTCGCGCGCGGACGTGGCCGGCGCGGGCGGTCAGCGGGCGGTCGAGCAGATGAAAGGCGGCGGGCCCAAGTTCAGCTTTACGATCAACACCATCGACGCCCTGGGCACGCGCCAGTTCTTCGAGAACGACGGCGGCCGCGGCTTCTTCAACGCGCTGCGCACGGGCCGTGGTTCGCTCCTGCCTGCCTTCGGAGGTGGGTGATGGCCTACGCGTGGACGGTCACCAACGCGCTCCCGGCCACGGCGGCCAGCTACGTCTGGCAGTCGGGCCCGAGCGATGCGACGCGCGCGTATCTGTACGACCGTCGCATGGGAAAGCAGTTCGTCTGCACCGCGGCGGCCAGCGGCAACACGCTCAACATCGACATGGGCGCGGCCACCTCGCTCAAGGGCCTCGCGTTCCTCAACCACAACCTCGCCAGCTTCGGCGGGACCGTCACCGCCCAGGTGCAGGCCGCGACCCTGAGCGACTACTCGAACGCGGCTGACGCGAAGGCGATCACCACGCTCGACTTCACGTCACCGCACGCGAAGGACTTCGTGCTGCAGTTCCCCGCGGTCTCCAAGCGCTACTGGCGCATCATCTTCACGTGGACCGGCACGAAGGCACTCAAGGTGGGCGAGGTCTTCGGGTACGCCAGCGCCACTCCGCTCACCCGGAAGGACATCTACGGGGCCTCGGGCGAGGGCCACCAGGTGCGCGTGGCCTCGGTCGAGTCGGACAACCTCGAGCGGCGCGCCTACCTGATGGCGGGACCGCGACGCAGCAAGCGGATGACGTTCAGCGATTTGTCAGCCGCCGAGCTCGCTGAGCTCGAGGCGCTCTTCTTCGCCACCAAGGGGCCGGTGAATCCGGTGCTCTTCATCCTCAACCAGAACGAGGTCAGCACCGCGGCCGCAGCTGCCGACACCGACGTGATGTTCGCGAAGCTCGACCTCGAGGACTTCTCCTACACCTTCCCCGACTTCTCTCGGCACGCCCCTCCCGCGCTGGTGCTGCTCAACCTCGCGCGTGAGGTGGGTGCTTGAGCACCTTCAACGAACTCTGCGCCCGCTTCTCCGGCGTGGGCGTGGCCTACCTGCTCGAGGGCAGCACCAACCTCTTCGTTGCGACCCAGTACGCCTACTCGACGCACGACGGGCTGTTCGGCGCTGCAGCTGCGTACGACCAGCGCATCGCGGAGATCGGCGACCTGCAGCGAGGCTTCGGCGTCGACGGCACGCTGGCCGCATCGAGCGTGAGCCTCCGCTTGGCGAACATCGACGGCGCCCTCGACTTCCTGATCACCAACCCTGCCGTGCTCTTCAAGGTGCGGTGGCGACTGAAGATCGTCCTCTACGACACCGCCGACCCGAGCGACTTCGCGACGAAGACACTGGGCATCTTCGTCAACCTCGACAACCCCGCACGCAACGGCTCGAGCGTCGTGCTCAACCTCGCCGACGACTCCTTTGGCCAGGCTGCCGAGCTCGCCATTCCCCCGACGTGGGATGAGGCGCTGGCTGTGGCGCTCGACCCCGACAGCACCCAGCCCCCGTGCCCGATCGCGATGGGTGGCGGCACCATTCCGTGCGTGCCCACTCCGTACGCAGCCACCGACACGACGGTGAACTTCGTGCTCTGCGCCACCACGGACACGGCTGACGTAGATCCAGATGAGGTCACGCAACTCTCCATCACTGGAGACTTGGCCTTGCGACTGGGTCAGGAGGACATCGTGGTTGGGCCCGCCGCGCCACACATCAACCCGGACAACACGATCACCACGGTTCCGCTCTGGGAGATCGAAAAGACCGCCTCACTTGTGAAAGACGGGCGCACCTGGCGGGTCCTTTACCTCAAGCTCTACACCGCGAACCTGCGGGACTGGCTGTCGGCCGAGGGCTATCTCGCGAAGACGACGATCAGCAATCAGATCGGCTCGGTGGTGGTGAACGTCGGGCTCACCTACTTCAACGACGAGATCCTTCCGGCGCTGACCCTGATGGCAACAGGCCCGCGGTTCTCCTCCATCACGTACAGCACGGTCGGTACCGTCATCTCGATTCGGGCACCCGACATCGCGTACGACCTGCTCCGCCACTACTCGCGCGGGCTCACCAGCGGCGAGGTGAACGCGGCCAGCTTCACGGCAGCCAGCGCGGCCTTCCCCCTCTTCTTCTTCAGGGCCAACTACTACTTCACGAACTTCATTCAGGGGGTGACGAGGATCACTGGTGGCGGCGGCCTTGGCGGGACACGCCCAGGCGTTGCCTCTATCGCGCAGGGCATCCTCCGCCGAGCCATCAGCGAGCTCTGCCAGGGCGGTCTCTTCGACGTGGTGACCGACTGGAGCGGACAGTTCACAGCGCACGTGCTGGCCAACGACTTCGACCTGCAGACGACAACGCCCACGGAGGTCGATGAGACATTCATGCAGCGCATCGACGATAAGGTGCCCTCCGCCGGCGAGCGCTGGGCGCCGTACAACCGAGTCATCTTCGCGAGCAACGGGCGCATCCTCGACAACGCGACGGCCATCACGGAGTGGGGGCAGGTGCTCTCGCGGACCATCAACGACTCGGCCACCGCCATCGAGAGCGACACCGCCTTTTCCGGCGCGGACTTCGGCATCGGCACCTTCGGGGCGATCGGCACCCTCGAGTCCAAGGTGCGGCCGATCGTCTCGTTCGATTACCCGCTCGACGCGCTGGCGTGGGAGCTCGGGGAGTTCATCGGCGTCACGTGGAGCCGCGGCGACTCGGGGCTCGTCGTCTACTCGTCGACCGTCTTCCGCATCGAGGCCCTGACGTTGCACCCGTCGCGCTGCATGGTGTCGGTGAAGGCCGTCTACATTGACGACCTGGCGAACCAGCTACCCTACCTGCTCGACGACGAGACGCTGCTGGTTGTCAGCAAGGCTGGCGGCTCGGGCTCGGTCACCTTTGTTGCCACCTCCCAACAGCCGTCCTTCGGAGGAACGATCAACCTGACTGCGATGGGCGTACAGGTCGGCGACATCTTGATCCTGCGCGATTCGAGCGAGGCCGCCGGCGCCTTCACGCGCAATCTTGCGTCCCGCATCATCACGGTGAACTCCTCCACGCTGCTCACGGTGGCCGTGGCCTTCACCACCACCGCGGTTGGCATCGTCAACGCCGACTGGTCCATCGTGCGCGGGGCGACGACCTACCAAGACATCGACCCCATCGTATTGGGGACCGAGTACCCCGACGGCTTCGAGATGTACGGGAAGCAGTCGGAAGACGGCACCTTCAGCGACACCTCCACCGCCAACGTCTTGCAGGCAGGGTGACCGATGCCTTTCTTTGGGATGGCCGACAAGGTGCGGAAGGATCCGATGGGCCCCGCGACGATGGGGCTCCTCAAGAGCAACGCAGGGCAGGTGCAGCGGCTCTCGCTGGTCGAGCACATCCGCAGCAGCGGGGAGCACAACGCGCGCGAGGTAGCCCGCGTGGTGCGGCGCATCAGCGGCACGACCGTCTCTCCAGCATCGAGCGACATCACGGCGGTCACCAACGGCACCACGGGCACCTACGTGCTGACGTTGGCGGCCTCTCGGTTCGAGGCTGACTGGCTCTCGGTGCAGATCAACCCGTGCGGCTCCGACGTGGCCAACAAGCCGTACCTCGCCGGCTACAAGGTCATCAGCGACACAAGCATCGAGGTGTACCTGAAGCAGCTCACCTCGGCGCTCGGCTTTGAGCCCGCGGGCAACGTCTGGGCGGCCGCGAACCTCGACTTCGACATCGCCATTCACAGCGACCCGCTCGCCGCGGGCACCTACGCCACCGGCCTGCCAGCCAATTCGATCATTGGTGACCCGCTGAAGCCCACGAGATGGAACGCGCTGGTGCAGAACTCGGCCGATGCCTACGCGGTGCTCGACGCCGAGCACGATCCCGCCACCGGCGAGCACACCACCAGGCAGGTAGCCTCGCGATCGGGCATGTGGCGGTACGACGGCAGCGACGTCAACCTGGTGGCTGGTGTCGCCAGCGGCATCACCGTCGTCCGCGCCAGCATCGGGGTGTACGAAATCAGCTCGAGCTCTGCGCTCTCAGCTGAAACCCACTGCTTCGTCTCGCCCGACTTCGACCGCGACAACGGCGGCGACCCGACCGCGCTGTACCGAATGCACGTCGACCAAGTCGACACCGACGACTGGATTCTCTACGTGTACTCGTACAACCGCACGCTCAACACGTGGAACCGCGACGACGGCGACTTCTGGCTCGCCATGCACTCAGGGTGATCGATGCCTGCACCGAGCTACGTCAAGCTTCACTACGGCGTCACCGACTTCGCCGCCGGCATCCAGTCGGTCAACCAGCTGCGCGACAACTTCCAAGCCATCTACGAAGCGTGGGCCGTCGAGCACAGCACGCGCGAGGTGATCACCCAGGGAGGGCGTGGCACTGGGCCGGCGCCCAACCTCGCTCTCTCGTACGGCCGGCACAACACGCCCAAAGTGCCTCGAGCGGTGGTGAAGACCTCGATCTTCACCAGCGGCTTCAGCGTCGTGCTGCCTGGGGCGATCACCGTTCAGCCCGTGGTTACCGGCATTGCGCGGCTCAGCGACGGGCTCTTCTTCATCGGCATCAAGGATCTGCAGGAGTTCTACGCGGAGGTCGAGGCGGATCACGCAGTCAGCACAGATCAACGCGTCGTCATTCCGCGTACGAGTCTCGGTGGGAACGGCGCGCCGGTCGGGATCACCGTCGAGTGCTACGAGAAGAATGTCGGCTTCGACCTCACCGACTTCGACTTCAGCGCGGTGATCTACGGCACCGTGCCCTAGCGACACTCGAGGGGTGGGCTGAACGTGTACGACGCGGCCACGGTGTCGTCCCCCTTTACGCGGTCTTGGCAGAAGTCCCCGCCAAGCGCGCACGTCGTCCACTTCTGACCGACGCACTTCGCGATCGCTGAACGCGAAAGGCACCGCTGACTCATCTGTCCCTCGAACGAGGCGGGACAAAAGTCACCCGCCACGGGCACCGGATGGATGCACTGTTGCCCGACCCCACAGCCGCCCGTTCGAACGCCACCGTCTCCGATCTCAAAGACGCCGTCGCATGGGTACTCGAGCCACCTGCCGTTGTCGCAGATGATCTTGGTCGATTCGCTGCGGCACTCGTCCAGCTCGTCGGTGCACGGCGCCCCTGGGTTGTGCGGGTTGACCGGCGGTCCGCACGCGTTTAGCGCCACCGCGATCAGCGCGAACCTCAACATGCGCAGCCTCCCGAGGTGTGGCAGGTCGAACTGTTCGAGATGCAGGAATCGCCGCACGGCTTCGATGTCGAGCCGCAGTGCTTGCAGCAGACCCCGGAACCGCCCCCACCACCTGACGATCCGCTTCCGCTGCCTGTGCCTCCGTTCGGGTCGCTGGTGCACCCGCAGGCGAACGAACCTTGAACGCAACCGTTCTGGACCCAGCCGCCATCGAGGCACGTGATCGCTTGGCGGAGCCCGATGCAGGCTTCAGCGCCTCCCCACGACTGCGGGCAAGGGTCGCCGCCTTTGCTCGCTGTCAGATCGCAAGATCGATCGGCCCCACAGACGGCGCGGCAGGGAAACTCTTGCCAGGTCTGCGCCTCGCACGCGGCGTAGGTGGACTTGGTCACGCACTGATTCGTCTTCTTTGGGGCACTGCAGGTCTGTCCGAGCAGCTCGGTCGAGTACTCCGGCCCACACCCAACGAACACCACCACGACCACCAGGAGCACTCTCATGGCGGAAACGCTGCCAGTCCCGACCGAGCCGCGCCACTTCACGGGCGTTCAGGTAGGAGTCGGAGCGGGGCCTAGGACGGCCGTACCTTGCGCGGATGCTGACTCTCCTCGTCGCGCTCGCCGCTTCCCAGGTGCTCATCAAGGACGAGGGCACCACCCAGGGCTGGGCGAAGACGCTCAACTGCTCCGGCTCCGGCGTCACCTGCACCGTCGACGCGCCCTCGCGCACGGCCACCATAGAAGTCACGACGGGCGAAGGCGGCGGGCTGCCGGGGACCATCCCAGCGGTGACGTACACCACCAGCTCCGACCTCTCGGCCGAGCGGGTGCTCTCCGCCGGCAACTACACCACCGTCGACCTCGGCACCGCAGCGCAGGCGCAGGTCGACTGGGCGCACGGGCTCACGTGCAGCGCAGGCCAGGCGCTGACGAGCTCGGGGACGACGGCGATGGCGTGCACCTCGACCCTCACCGCCTCGGACCTCGCGTGCGCGGGGACGTGCGTGGCGGATGCAGAGATCGCCGCGGTGGCAGGCGCAAAGGTGAGCGGCACCGTCGCCAACGCCACGCTCGCAGCCACAGCAACAGCCCTCGCAGCCGACCCATCAGCGTGCGCGGCCGGCTCCTACGTCACCGACATCACCGCGGCCGGGGTGCTCACCTGCTCGGCGCCGGCCGGAACCGCAGTCCGACCGAAGGTCATCACCAGCAACGTCACCAACTCCACCACGACGCCGACGAGCATCACCGGGCTCAGCTGGGCCGTCGCGGCCAACACCGAGTACGGCTTTCACTGCGTCGTCACGGCGAGCGGAACGGCTACCGGCGGCCCCCGCTACAACCTCAACGGGCCCGCAGGCGCGACGACCGTCTCATTCCTCACGCAGCGATTCACCACGACCGCGCTGCAGACGCTCCTGGTGCTGCAGGCCTTCTCCGCAGCGGCGCAGACGGCGGCGTGCACGAGCGGCTGCAACACGACGGTACTGGTCACGAAGATTCAGGGCGCCATCATCAACGGCGCGAACGCAGGCACGGCGCAGCTGATGCTCACGAGCTCGACGGCGGGGCAGCTGACGACGGTGTTCCGCGGCAGCTTCTGCGTCGTGTACTGATCGTCCTTCTTGGTGTCGGACGTGGGTCTGGCGGACCCGTACGTTGCCCGGGTGCTGACGCTCACGCTCCTCCTTCTCGCGCAGACGCCGCAACACGCCCTGTTCCGTCAGCCAAACCTGCCGCAGGGCGGTGCGCCTGAACTGCTTCAGGCGTTCACCTCGACGGGCGTAGGCACCTTCGGTGCGTGCAGTTCCACGCAGCCGACCACCACCACAGGCGTCGCCATCACGACGAGCCGCTCGACCGTCGCGTGGTGTACCAACGACGACTACTCGCTCACGGAAATCGCAGCCAACAAGGCGCGCGTGATGTCGGGCACGGGCGGGACGACGCCGCTCATGCTCATGGCCGAACCTGCGGTGCTGAACTCCTTCCTGCACAACCGCGATCTCTCGCAGGCCGCGACAACCAAGACGAACATGACGTGCGCGAAGACGGCGACGGGTGCCGACGGCGTGGCGAACTCCGCCTCCACCTGTACTGCGACGGCCGGGAACGGGACCGCGCTTCAGGCGCTTGTGATTGCGGCGGCAACGCGCAACTCTTCGCTCTACATCAAGCGCCGCACGGGGACTGGCGTCGTCGAGGTGACTCGCGACAACGGCGGCACGTGGAGCGCCATCACTTCCTCACTGACGGCCACCTTCAAGCGCGTCGTCAGCACGGAGGCCGTGGGCTGCGCATACGGAAACTGCATCATCGTTCCGGCGATGACGAGCGGCGGCGCCAACCCCACCATCGGCATTCGCGTCGTCACCTCGGGCGATGCTGTCGACGTCGACTTGGTGCAGGACGAACCGGGCGCCTATCCCTCTAGCCCCATCACTGTTGCGGGGGTCGCCTTCACGCGCACGGCGGAGACGCACACCGCGCCTTCGGCGCAGAGCATCGGGTGTCTCTCGTACTCGGTGATGAAGACGGGATTCACGGGCTCGTTCGAGAACGGCGCGGACGCTCGCATTGACGGCACGCACTTCTTCTCGACCTACACGGCAGCCTCGACCGCGTCACTCGGCGGGGTCGCCACCTGCTACGCCTACAGCGGCGCGGGGTCACCTGGCACCACGACCGTATTCGTCCCGCCGCTCGGCCCTACGCCGATTCGTTGCTCGCTCACCTCGGGCTCGGCCATCCGCACCGCGACGCTCGGCATCGAGACTTCGGCGGCTACCGCTGCCACGACGCAGGCCACCACCTCAATCTCCCTCGGCTCGGGGATTGGTCCCGTGGGCGGGTTGGTGGGGCAGATCAAGGCCGACCCCGACAACACGAAGTGCGCGGGCGGCATTACCCACCCGACGGCCATCGCGTGGGTGGGTGACTCCATCACTCGCGGCGACGCGGCCGACCCATCGCGCCCTCCTGCGGTCCTGCGCGGCCTGTTGCCGAGCCGCACCATCTATAATCTTGGCATCAACAGCGCGACGACGGCCGTGTGTGCTGCGTCGACGGCTGGTGCGGTCGGCGCGCGAGCCAAGACGCTCGTGCTGCTCTGCGGCGTCAACTCACTCGGAGGCGGAGCGGCTGCCGTCACGGCTTCACTGGAGGCGCAACTCGACAGCGCACGCGCTGCGGGCATGACGGTGATCCCTGTC